CATCTCGTGATAACGAATTGTTCAAAACTAACTTCCAAGAACTTCGTTCTTTCGAACTTCCTTACATTGAAAAAGACTTGGAAGGCTTCAAAGCTACATTCACTCGTCTTCCTCAACGTGAAGAACTTCCTATCGAAGTTAACGAAACACTTATCGTCGAATTGTACTCCAAATAATACATACAGTTCTACAAATGCAGAAAGCACAGTACTTATGAGAATAGGTACTGTGCTTTTTCTTTTAAAATTAGCTAAAATTTGTGTGCGTTGCTCAACCATTGCACAACCTTTAGCTAAATGATGCGGGTATCTTATTTACTTCTTCAATATACTGCTCAATCGTTTTATGCGTGTACACATCTGCGGTGATGTCTTTGCTTTGCGTGTGGCCGACTATGGATTTTAGAATATATCGATCCACTCCGTAGTTACTAGCCAATGTGATGAACGTATGTCGAGTATCATGTGGTAAGTGGTCAGATATTCCTAACTCCTTACAAAATCGCTTTACCGGCTTTCCTAGGTACTTTGAAGTGTACCCATGAGGGATAAGTGTATCGGAGTTAGAAACGAGCGCCTGGGCGTAAATTTCGCGATAAAAAGGCATAACACAATCTGCGATAGGTATAATTCTATCCTTACCTGCTTTTGTCTTTACACCGCCGATGACATATCGCTCATCCAGGTGGGCATTTTCAAGTTTTATGGACAACAACTCAACGGGGCGCATGCCGGAGTAAATATACATTAAAAGTAATTTGGCTATATCCATGTGAGTATGTTCCCATATTGCTTGAATTTCTGCCTCCGTAAAAGGCTTATGTATATCTGACTTTTCCGCCGGCTTTAGTTCCAAGAGTGCAGCATAGTTCTTTATAATAACATCATTCTTGATAGCTGCCTCAAAGGCGCCATTCAATCCTTTTACAATAAGACCGATAGATGACCGACTCAAATGGCTATTTTCATCGATTATGGATTGTAGATGGACGAGTTTGATTTCTTGTATAGGTTTATTCCAAATAGAGGTTAACTTAGCCTGTGCGGTCGAATATCCGCCTTTTTTGACATCTATCCCTTTCCGTTCTTTATCGGCAATCATCCAACGCCAGCATTCGCTAAATAAGACCTTTTTCGTTTCAAATTTCTCTGGGTAGATGCCGTATTCTGATAAGGCATCCCATGCTTCTTTTGATTTAGCATAATAGCCGATTGTCTTACGTTTACATTTACCATTCTCGTCGTAGCCAGTAGTTACGACTGCACGGTACGGCTTGCGTAAAGGCTTATGCTTCATTTTATAAACGGATCCAGTTCCGTTTGCCCTTTTCATAGCCATATTTATATTCCTCTTAAAATACCCCTATCATGTGATAGGGGTATTATTATTTTACTTAAACTTTATATCGTGTGGAACTCCATTTATATAATACGTAAATGATACTTTACCGGAGCGTATCAGTTCTTGCTCTTCGGGGGATATCGCACTCGATATTAATATGTGATGATACATAAATGAACTAGGAAATGCCAGCAATGCATAGTTTGGTGGTACTGTCTGAGCTATTGTGAAATCACCATCAAAATCACCTGCATCGGTATGTGCCATACCGTGAGAGTCTACTTGTTGCCTAGTAAAAGTCCAATCTTCAATAACAATTTGCGTGAATGTATACCCTGCTACCGTAGCATTCTTCAAAGTAAGACTTGCGGATGGTTTTAACGCTATAGCCACTCCTATAATTAATATTATTAGTATGACTATAGTAGATACCCCAATTTTACGATTCATATTAACATCTCCCTTTATGCATCTTCACAAAGTCACATTGTACATTACGACTTTACCAATTAGGTATAAGTCATCAGTTGCATCATAGCTGAATACGATATCGCGGAACGCCATATTGTTGCTGTCCGGTCTAAATACGAATTCTTGATGCGGGCTATCATTATAAAATCTTTTAACTGTGTAGTCGCCACCGTTCTTAATTACGACAATGTCGCCATCATGGATGTCACTTAGCTCTACATTAGTTAAAACGGCAATAACGGCGTCGTTTTGAATGACATTATTCATGCTTTCGCCGTTTACGTGCATGAGAATAATATTTCTATTACCCGCGTAGCGACCCATCATAAAGTCCGGAATCATAACACTTGGCATATAGTTGATGCTATCTATATTAGTTAATGCGCCTGCTGAAACTGATGCAGGTACAAATTTGTAAGTACTGATAGGCATATCCGTTATATTATTGTCAGACTCTTCACCTAGTAATTCCATGATATTGACACGGAGTATATCGGCTAGTTCGTATAATTTACCTACAGGCGGCTCGGCCATACCTGTTTCCCATTTTTGTATAGTTGTAAAGGATTTATATCCTAGCTTTTTTGCTATATCTTCTTGTGATAGATCACGAAGTCGTCTAAATCGTCTAATGTTATCTGAAAGTCTCATCTCTTCCTCCTTAATCTCTCCCCAAACTATAGTTAAATTATAGTATATATTTGACTTAAATTCAAATAGATTTAATATTTTTTTGTAAAAACTTGAAAAAAATTCAAATTAATGCTTGACCTTGAATTTAATTCATGTTAAGATGATGTCACAAAAGGAGGTGGTATTAATGCCCGAGAAATTTTATTTAGCTGAATTAAGGGCAAGAAAGGGTCTTACACAAGCCCAAGTAGCCGCGGATTTAGGCGTATCTTTACCGACCTATGGTGCATGGGAAAAGGATATCTCCAACGTGGCTATAAGTAAAGTTGTAGCAGTGGCTGCATACTTTGGGTGTACCGTAGACCAAATTTTTTTGACCAGGGACTTGAATTAAAATCAAGTAAAGGAGGGGCAGTGCACATGATTAGAAAAGTGATTTCGGTCGCTCAAATGTCGACCGTGCTCGGTGTTAGTCTAACGGCTATCCGAGAGGGCATCGCAAGAGACCGATTTCCGTTCGCGTATGCCTGGCAGTCGCCAGGTAAGAAATCCCGTAGCTTTGTCATCGATAAAGAGGGATTTAGGACGTTCCTTGTCCATTCATTAGGCTGGGACGTGAAAGTAGTTGATGCGGAGTTTGAATCCGCAGGAATTCATTAGGAGGAATTAATCATGACATGGATTGACGCAGGAATGCATTTAAGCTTAGCTGCAGCAGCAGTAGCATCTATTTTATCAATGATGATGTTATAGGAGAAACATAATTATGAAAGCTATCCCAGTAAACGAAACAGCAATGGCCGCACATCTAAAAGCAATCGAATCTAATCGAATTTTAAATCACATCAATAGCAATATTATGGATGCGGCATACGAGCTACAAAACTTTATGTGCGATTATGATGAATCTGAAATCCGTATTATCGTCACTACAGATGGCATTATGGCCGAAAGAATTGAAGAGGAGGAGGACGAGTATTAATGGGCTATATGTTAATTGGTACTTTTCTGGTCGCAGGCTCTATGGGGGCCTTGGAAGTAGACCAAATCGGTTGGGAACAGTTTATACTGCAATCGTTAATCGGACTCGTTATATCCATGTATGGCTTTTACAAAGATAAAGCTGTAATGGATGCCGAAGAGCAGGAAGATGCCATACACATCTCAAGAGTGAGAACTCACGGTGATTATTGTAAAAACCCTTATTACAACTAAAGGAGACAGAAAATGACAAAATCTTATGTCAGCAAACAAAAAGTAAGGGACTTCGTATCCCGTATTAGTTGTGACAAATCCGATGCGATTGAAAATGAATGCGAAGCGCTATTAACTAAAGAAATTAAATCACTAGATGCCTTTAAGCGTTTAGAAGATGCTCTATCCGAAGCACGGAAAGCAGCTATGGAAATTAGGCAAGCGGGATTTGGCGGTAGCGTTTTGGCTAATATGCCGACTTCGGATTTTTTAATCGATCGCATGATTAGTCGGGGTAAAAGTTTCTATCATGAACCACCAAAAGCAGGGGCTGCTATTTGTAAGCTCCTAAAGCCGTTCTTGGAACGACTAACCAAAGTACGCAATGCTAGACAAAGTGCATACAGAATTATTGATGAGGCGCAAACAGGTCGCGCTGCTGCGGATGCGTTAAAAGAAGCAGGTTTAGATTATTACACATGGGAAGCTAGAAAGCCTGAGATGGTGCTTGATTTAAGCGCTTTGAAGGGTGGTGATTAAATTGCGAAATTGTAGTACCTGCTCAAATCGAGACTACTGCATTCCTGATGAATGCGAGGATTTGGGCATAAAAAATGAGCCTGATGATGCGGCAACATCAACAAGCTCAAATTAGAAAAATAATATTCTACGTTGATTATATCTAAAGGAGGACGTATTTGCAACAATATGAAGAGTTCATATCCGCTAAATCTAAAATGTCGGAATCTCACGGATTTGATATTGATACAGGTATGCTCAACAAACATTTATTTGACTTCCAACGAGATATCGTTAAATGGGCCTTGGCAAAAGGTAAAGCTGCTATATTCGCAGATTGCGGATTGGGTAAAACTTTAATGCAGCTGTCCTGGGCGTATGAGATTTATCTACATACAGGTGGATCAGTACTCATATTAGCACCACTAGCTGTGGCCGCTCAAACACAGTCCGAGGGTGAACGTTTCGATATTCCCGTGACCATATGTGAATCTGATGATGACATTGTGCCAGGCGTTAATATTACAAATTATGAGAAATTAGGACGATTCAATACCGATAATTTGATAGGTGTCGTGCTTGATGAATCGAGTATCCTAAA